ATACAGCTTCACCTAAGCATTAGCTCAGGTTGCTGTTGAGGATGAGTTTCTCTTTTACTTTTTCAGTTCAACTCTTTCAAGTACTACATCTCTCACGTTAGTTGGCATGTCAGTAGACTGTGACCAGTAGCCTCTCTTTAACCAGCATGGCATTATGCTTAGCTTAGGCAACATTACTTTAAGAACCTCGTCGTGATTATAAGTAATCTTTTGATTCTTATTGTTAGTGAATGTTATGATTTGGTTTCTACCTTTCCATGACTTTCTCACTACAAAATTCTTTCTTGTTATTGGTGGAAAGATTTCTTTTAGTTCTTTCTTACTTAGTTTACTGATTGCTTGATTTAATTTAGTATTCATAATTTTTAATTTTAATTGTTATTATTTATTTTTATATTCTTGTATTAATTTATTTATTTCTTTTATGTTTTTAAAGTGATAATGATATATAACTTTATTATTATTTAGTATTGTAAAATCATACATTTTAAATTTGTTAGAGTAGACTATTTGAAAAACATTTGGGTGTTTTTGTGTGTTAAAGTATTTATTCATTTTATTATTTTTTAATTACACTTATATTATCTACTCTACTTCGTATTCACTCTGTATTAGAATCCGCCGAACGTAATTGTGTAATCGTTGAACAACAGGTGATAGATGAGGTTAACAAACCCGAACGCGAACAGCGTTGTTAATCCGATTAGTACAGTGTTGATTGCGTAGTGTGAGAATTTTCTTTTCATAATATAATATTTTTTATTAGTTATTTACTTAGTTACTTACATAGTTATTATCCATAATTGTTCGTATTGCCGCCGTAAAAAGCTAAAACATCCGGGGGGAATCCGATGAAACAGGGCCCGGTGGGGTAAAAATAACGGCTTCGGAAGAGGCGGTACAGGGGGTATACGAATGTGCAACCCGTTAACTCATTATTTGTAACCTATCTTATAATATACGTATCTTATAATAAATAATGTTATTATTTATTTATATATGACATAAGATATAATTATATAAATAGTAATAAGCAAGCGTCACATTATTAAAATTTTTAATTTACAAGTGATTATATACATATGGCACAGAAATTAACACCTAAAGCACGTAGAAAAAAAGCTACGAGAGATAAAAAATACGCTATGACTGAATGGGGTAAGTACAAAAAACGTACTGCTCAGAAGAAAAAGTGTAAAAAGGGTTATGATTATGACCATAGGCTCAAAAAGTGTGTAAAATCCTCTAAAAATCGAGCCGGAGGTAAAGGAGGTACCAAAAACGAAAAAACCAAAACGCGTTACGGGTACTAAAACCATATAATTTTGCACCATAACACTAATAAAACCAAAACCAATGACATTTTATTACAAAACCTACTCTTGGTCACAAAATGATGCAGGAGTGCCCGAAGAAACCAGAAAGCTTTGGGAACACATTTCAGACAAAAAGAACTGGAGGATTGTACAACTACCAAACGGTTTTTATCAAACAGAATACAAAGACATCGACTGTCCTTGTGATCCTGAAAAAGATGAATGCTGTGAAAAATGGAACGATGTAACAAGAAGAGAAACTATAGAAGGAGCAGAAGCTGCAATTGATGGAAGCATCGAGCACTATGCTAAGAAAGTAGATTTCTTAAAAGGACCGAAAGTAGTTAAAACATTTGAATAATTAAATATCAACAATTAAATACAATTAAATGGAATATAATAACCCAAGCGAGTTAATAAAAAACTTGTCATTTGGCTTAGAAGCTAAAGATAAGATAATTGCTGGTGTAGACAAACTAACAAAAGCAGTCAAGTCTACACTAGGCGCATCTGGTAAATGTGTAATTTATGAAGACATGCGTGGAAAACCGGTGATAACAAAAGATGGTGTAACCGTTGCGGATAGCGTAGTCTTACTTGATCCGGTTGAAAATATAGGCGCAACGCTTATAAAAGAAGCTGCTAAAAACACAGTGAGAGAAGCAGGTGATGGTACTACAACAGCTACTGTCCTTGCTGAATCACTATTAAAAAATGCTTTAGAAGTTGACGAACAACCTCGTGAAATTAAGAAAGGTATTCGTGATTACGCTAATAAAGTATATAAATACTTAGATGATGTATCGATTCCAGTAGAAGGAAACATGTTACATAATGTAGCTGCAATATCTTGTAACAATGATAAAGAGTTAGGAGATATAATATCTGACGCTTACACTAAAGTAGGTAAAGATGGTGTAGTTTTGATGGAAGAATCTGATACAGATCTAACACATGTAGAAATTGTAGATGGTGTACAATTAGAATCAGGGTTAAAATCACCTCATCTTATTACAGATAAAGATAAACAAAGGTGTGATCTTGAAAACCCGTACATATTAATAGTATCTTCACCGATTCCAAATATAAGAAAGATACAACCAATACTAGAACATGTTATAAAACAAAATAGAGCTTTACTTATAGTAGCAGAGGTTGAACAACAAGTGTCAGCTACGTTACTAATGAATAAAGTTAAGGGTAATATAAAGGTAAACTTTATAGATCCTCCTGGTTTTGGACCTACAAAACAAGATACAATTGAAGATTTAGCACTATTAACGGGTGCAAAAGTAATAAACGAAGAACTAGGTGATGATTTAGATCTTATAGAACCAAGCGTTTTAGGTGAAGCATTTAAATCAGTTACTGAAGAAAAGTCTACAGTGCTTACAGTATCAAAAACTGGAGAGCAATTAAAAGAAAGGATCGCTGATGTTGAGAAAAAAATCAAAAAAGAGAAGAATCCATACTTAAAACGTAGACTAGATCAAAGATTAGCCATGTTAAATGGGTCAGTTGGTCTAATAAAAGTAGGTGCAGACTCAAAAATTGAGTTAAAAGAAAAGAAAGATAGAGTAGAAGATGCTATTTATGCTGTAAAAGCTGCTTTAAAGGAAGGAATTGTTCCAGGTGGAGGAATTGCTTTACTAGATGCAGCTAAAAACTGTAGCGTAGACACTGAGTTTGAGCAAATATTGCATACTTCTATAAAATCACCCTTTGAAATCATCTTAGAAAACGCTGATATGAGCGATTATGCTACTTCACAGTACAAAACTGGTCAAGGAATTGACGTAACTACTGGTAAAAAGCAAGATATGATCAAAGAAGGTATAATAGATCCGGTTTTGGTTACAAAATCGGCGCTAAAAAACGCGATTTCAGTGGTTTCTACTATAATTTCAGCAGATTGTGTAATATCTAACATAAGAATTGAGAAATGAAAGCAATAGGATATTACATTTTAGTAGAAAAGATAAAAGAAGAGCCAAAAAAAGTGGCTGGACTTATATTAACAGACAAAACGAACACTGAAAACAGGTATATTAAAGCAAAAATTATATCACTAGGTAATTTGGTAAAGGGTGTTGAAGAAAACGACGTAGTATTTTACGATAAACATGCTGGACATGGTATTAGAAAGGAAGATAAACTATATCATGTTATACAAATTCAAGATATAGTTTTAGTAGAATGAAATTAAGTGCACAAGATCTTAGGGAATTAAATTTATTTAAATATTACAGGCTCGTACGCAAATGGGCCTGTAAAACCTATGATCTAAAAGACGCTGACTTAGAACTTTTAGTCTATTTAGATTGCAAATCGCGATTTACACGTAATAATTTTATAGATGGCTCTTATACTTACAGTTGGGACAAAAACCGCTGGGAGCGACTTCGGAAAAACGGTTGGATCGAAGTTTGGAGACATAGAAACCGAACCACAATTAAATATAGTATATACAAAACCTCATTTAAATGCAGTCAACTTATATCCCGTATATACAGAATCCTATTAGGGGAAGAGGACCTTCCAACTTCAGAACGAAACGTTTTTTATAATAATAAATCATATACAGACAAGGTTTTTAATAAAGCTATTGATGATATGATTAAAGATAAAGATAGATAATTATGCTTACAAAAGGAATAGGCCCACAGGGTCTTGGTGCTGTTAAAGGCCAAAATGTAATCAGTCGCGATTGTGACTGTGAAAAAAATCTACCTAATTGCGATTGCAAAGAGAGTCCTGCAAAAATAGCTCCATTAGCAGCTGTTGCTGTTAAAGCTGCAGCACCAGTTATCGCAGGTGCGGTAGCAGATAAAGTAATGGGATAATGGCATTTAGAATGAAAACTATTGCTCAATTACTGGGCATCGATGAACAATTATCGGTCTTTGGAAGACCAGTTTTCGTTAAAGATTTAGAAGGTGGAGTAAAAGCTGAAGCAAATAGAGATGGTACTACATTTATAGATAAGGATATACCTAAAAACGAAATAAAAGAAGCAATAGTTCATGAAAACGTACATCATGATCAAATGCAACAAGGTAGACTTGGTTATGATAATAAAAACGTATATTGGAAAGAGGACACAGGTTCTCCTTTAGAAATACATCCAAGAGCACTTATGGAAGAAGGTAAAGGTAGTTTAGACTGGGAAGGTGAAGCGTACGATGAAAGTAATAAAGTTAAAAACAAAAAAAATGGCAAACGAAAAAAGTAAACCAATAACACAAAAAGCAAAAGAAGGTAGTGGTAATTATCCAAAAAACCAAGAAGTTTCTTTAAATGCAGATGGTTCAGGTGGTCCAGTAGATATGGGTACACCTTTTAAATATAATCCATTTGGAAACACTAGTAATGCTTCAATGTGGTCTAATGAAATGAGCTCTGGTAGATTTACAGGAAATGTGGCTGAAGGAGCTAAAATAGCTAAAGATATTTCAAAAGCAAGCTATGATATGAAAAATACTGATCCAAATGATCCTCAACACAGTAAACCAGGAACAGGAGAATTTATGAATTTATTAAATAACTATTCNGGATAAAATTATGACTAGATACAAAAAAGGTGCCCCTTTTAAACTTAAAGGCTCACCATTCAAACAAACAACAACAGAATCTGCTGGACAAGCAGTAACTGATCAAAATGAATTAGTTAATGTAAACAGAATAACAGAAACTAAAAAAGCTAAACCAGCTAAAAATAAAGTAACAGTGACTGATAATCAAAGTTACTTTAATAGTTTTAATAACCCAAAAGATATCGCAGGTGGTTTTAATCCAGATTGGGATCCTGATGGTGAAGAATTTAAAACATGGGCACAAAATAAATCTATGTCNGTTGGAAANGAAGCAANACCAGGTTCTCAAACAATAAGTTATCAAATGCAACATATTCCAAGTAACANNCCTGGTACAAAAGGTGATATGGTTGATGGTTTTCACGTTGGCGATGTAAGAAGCCAAATGGTTAGAGGAAGAAGAATAAGTAATTATGATAACAAGTTTAATAGAAAAATAAATAATACAGAAAATAAATTAAATANGTTNTCTGGAGAAAACAANAACGAAAAATTACAANNTAAGNTAAATAAAATGTTAGACGGTTATACTCCTGATCAAATTGCTAANATGGGTAAAGAAACAATTACTGATGAGTCTGGTAACGAAATAGCTAACCCAGATTACGATGCTGGTAGATTTGCTGCATATAATAAAAAGATGCAAAGCAATAGATACCAAAGAATATCTAGCAATCTTGCTGAAAATCAAAGGATGCAATCATTAAATACAGATAAATCTAAAAGACAAAAAAATTTAGAAAATAAATTATCAAATTTAAAGCTACAACAGGAAAATAATAAAGTAACACAAGGTTTTCATACTGATGGTGTAAATCAAGGTAGAAATATAAATTTATATAGTCAAGATGAAATGAAAGGATTAATTGAAGCTGGTGGTAAAGCTAAAGGCGCTACCGCTGGTTCAAGCAGTGATAGAACTATTGTAACTAATCCTGGTGATTACGTAAGCTTAAGTGATTTAACTGGTGATGCTGGAACAACAAGTTTAGGATCTGGTGGTGATGGTGCTGGTGGTGATGGTGGTGATGGTGGTGATGGTGCTGGTGGTACTGATCAAAACAACAATCAAAACAATGATCAGAATAATAACCAAAATGATCAAGATAATGTAAACAATCAAAATCAAGGCGGTGGTAGTAATGACGAAAGAGGAGAAAATGAAAAAGAAGTAGATAGCACATCTGTAGCTAACAACATTCAACCAAACAAATTCTTTATACCTACTCCAATGGGTAATAATCCTAATAAAGCAAATAAACAAACTGCTTTTGAAAATTTATTAGCTAACATGAGTGATAGTGGTCTTGATGGTGCTCCTGAATTAGATGGTACACCGTATATGCCAAAAGAAAAATCTACAAATAAGTTTGGTGGACCAAAGATGAAATTTGAAAGATCAGGTACTCCATTTAAACAAAGAAATAAACATAAATAATCATGGGAAAACAAGGACCAAAATCAATGAACATAATAAATAAAGCAAGGATGGGATCAGCTATGCAAGATGGCGTAAATCCTCCAATGTTAAAATCACAAGGCGTACCTATGGCACCAAGTTCTCCTGCAAAAATAGCTCCACTTATTGGGATCGCTGCAGGAATTGCAGGAAGAAGACTTTTAGGATGGGGAGCAAAAAAGCTTATACAAGGACAAGCTAGAAAATGGTTAACAAACAAAGGGTTTAAAGCAGCTGGTAAAAGATTTTTAAACAGTAAAACTGGTAAGTTTGCTAAAGGTGTTAGAACAGGTAAAGAAACTACAGGTCTTGGAAAATTCCTTAACTTTGGATCATCAAGTGTTGTAAGACCATTCCAATCACTTGCTAATATTACTGGAAACAAAACTCTTAGTAATATTGGTAGACTTGCTGATTATGCTTCTTATGGATATGGAGGCTCACAATTAGCTAGTTCGTTTGGTAGTGAAGCTAAAGATTCAGGGGAAAGTAATTTACCTCCTGGACCATATGTAGCTCCAGAAGCACCTAATAATAATAATAACAGTAACAACAACAAACCATACGTTAAACCAGGTGGAAAAGCTACTGGTAAAATTGCTGATTATGCTAGTGGTAGTGATGCTAGAAAAGCTGAATATGATGCAAGAGGTTGGAAATATGATGATACAATTAAAGGTTATGATAAAAAAGGCAACAAGTTAGCTTCTGATAATAGAACAGCTCCAAAACCTAGTGTTAATACTAATCCTTTTGTAGATGTAAATAAAAAACCAGTTGCTAAAGTTGAAACAGTAAAACCAGCAAGTTCTACATCTTCTGCGTCTTCTGCGTCTTCTGCGTCTTCTACAACTTCTTCAAGTTCACCTAGAAAACAAATTCCATTTGAAAATCCTACTAATAGACAACAGATTAGAGTTAATAAACAATACAGGAAAGCAACCGGTATGAATAAGAAAGATATTAAAACCGCTAAACTAGAAGAGAAAATGAATATTTCTGGTGATGGTTTAGGTGGTAGAATATTAAGTAATAGAGTTATCAATAGATATGATAGAGGTATGGAATCTCAAGTTAATGTATCTCCTGATAAAAAACCTGTAGGAATTAAACAACCTGTAGCTAAAGTAAACGAATTAAAACCAAAAGACGTACAACCTTTAGCGACTAAACCGATGTCAGTTGATGTAAGTTCGTTAAAACCAAGAGGTGAATTACAAACAACATCACAAGCAAATAAAGCACAAGACGAATTAGATCTTAAAGGATCACCATTTAAAAGAAAAGGATGTGGTCCAAGAGGGTTAGGTTCACAATATAAATAAAAATGAGTAAAATATTAGCTAAATTATTTGGCAACGCTGGAGGTAGTGTTGTTGAAAAGATTAGCGGTGTCGTTGATAAGTTCGTTAGAACAAAAGATGAGAAAGCAGCGTTTGAAAAAGAAATGACTGAAATACTTATTGAAGCAGAAGCCGCTATGCAAAAAAACGTAACCGAAAGGTGGAAAGCAGATTTAGAGCACGGAAACTGGTTAACGCGTTCAGTTCGTCCTCTCGTTTTAGTATTCCTTATAGTGGCGACCGTGCTCATGGTATTTATTGATAGTGGATCATTACAATTCGAAGTTGAAGAAAAATGGACAGATTTACTTCAGCTAGTCCTTATGACTACCATTGGGGCCTATTTCGGAGGTCGAAGTGTAGAAAAATATAACAAATTTAAAAACGGACAGTAATGCCAAGAATAAACAAATATCAATTAGATTCGACTATATCAGACACAGACAAACTACTAGGTACTGACGAAAATGGCAATACTAGGAATTTTAAGATAAAAGACCTATCTAACTTTTTTGCGGAAAATTCAGGTACATTTAAGCATGTTCAAAACTCTGCTTCTGCTACTTGGACAGTAACGCATAATTTAGATTTAACAGACCACTTACCACATGTGTCTTTAAAAATTGATAGTGGTACATATGATAACGTACAAGGTACTGGAATAGTAACTTACGTTAACAAGAATCAATTAACAATAGCATTTAGTTCAGCTCAGTCTGGATTTGCTTATATTAAAAAATAAAAACTTAAACTTTAAAACAACAAAACTATGGCAATACCATTTTTAAATCATTTAGACGTTAAAGGAAACATATCCTTAAACGACTATAAACTACAGGACTTTGTTGTAGATCACTCGAATACCACAGCTGCTGGAAACACCGCGGGTAAATTGATTTATGACTCAGGTTCTTTAAAATTTTACAATGGTTCTTGGCAAACTTTAGGGACATCGGGTGGGTCTGTAACCTCAGTGGCAATAACTGGCACTGATGGTATTGACGTAGATTCTGGTTCTCCTATAACGGGTTCAGGAACAATAACATTAGGACTAAGCGGAATCGCTAATTCTAAACTAGCAAACTCTACTGTATCTTACGGTGGTGTTAGTTTAGCATTAGGTGAAACAGACGCTACACCAGCTTTTGATCTACAAGACGCTACAGGTTATCCAACGTCTTCATTAACTGGAACAATTACTAACGCTCAACTTGCTGGTTCAATAGCTGCTAGTAAATTAGCGGGTTCAATTGGAAACGCTAAATTATCTAACTCATCAGTAGCATACGGTGGCGTTACTTTATCATTAGGTGGTAGTGATGCAACTCCTGCTTTTGATTTATCAGACGCAACTAATTATCCTACATCATCATTGAGCGGTACTATTACAAACGCACAATTAGCAGGATCAATTGCAAACGCTAAACTTGCAAATAGTTCGATAACTGTTGATGGTTCAGCTGTTTCACTAGGTGGTTCAGTAACTACATTACAACTTGGTACATCAGGTTCTACTGCTCTTGCAGGTAACACAGCCGTTGACAATGTTTCAGTTGCAAACTTAAAAACAGCTTTAGGTTCTGGTTTTGCATCAAACGCTGTTACAATTGGTGATACCGATGATGTTGTCACAATAGGTAAAGATTTAGTAGTAACTGGAGACTTAACCGTATCAGGTGATACAATAACAGCTAACGTTGGAACATTAGAGGTTGAAGATAAAAACATAACGGTAAACAAAGGATCAGGTGATACTAGCTCAACAGCAGATGGAGCTGGTCTTACTATTCAAGATGCGGTAGACGCTTCTAACGATGCTAGTTTAACATGGAATGCTTCAAATGATAAATTTGTATTTTCACATTTAATAGACGCACCAGGAACATCAATATTTGTTAACTGTGATATATCAGGTGATGTTGATGTTGATGGAACACTTGAAACAGATGCGTTAACAATTGGTGGTGTAACATCCGTACCTTTTGAATCGGCAGATCATTCAAAACTAGATGGTATTGAAGCTTCAGCTGATGTAACAGATACTACGAATGTAACTGCTGCTGGCGCACTTATGGATTCTGAATTAACAGATTTAGCTGGTGTTAAAGGTGTAACAATTTCAACGTTACAACCTAAACCATCAGAAGGTGCATTTGCAAATGGAGATAAAACTAAATTAGATGGTATAGCCGCTGGAGCACAAGTAAACGTTGCTACAAACCTTTCACAAACTACAGCTACTGGATCGTTAACAATAGCATCATCAACAGGTACAAACATAACTGTTGCTGAAGCAACTGGTAGTATTGCTGGTTTAATGAGTACTACTCATCATGATAAACTAGATGGCATAGCTACTAGTGCAACTGCTGACTCAGCTGCTTCAGTTGTTGAAACAAAAGCGGGTTCTAACTCTTCTAAGTTTGTAACACCTGCTTCTTTAGCTGGTAGATCTGTAACATCAACTATTGATGTTAGTGCAATGGATGCAACAGTGTTAAAAGCTTTAATAGATCATGATCTTGATACACCAAATGTTATTGTTGAAGTTCATGGACTTACTTCAAAAGAAGTTTATATCTGTGAGTATCATAAGGATAATAATGGTTCTGCTTCTGATGATCACTTAACTTTCCATTTTGCTGAAGTACCAAGTGAGGATTTAGTTGTAACAGTTACTTCTTGCAAAAACGCAAGCTCAGTAACAGCTACTTATCCTGCATCTTAATAATAATTAAAAATACGGCGGTACTTCGGTACCGTCAGTATTAATATAACTATAATAATATGCCTATAAATATGAATGCCGCTGGAGGCATAACACATCAAGATGAATTCCTTTTAAAGGGTTCTGCACCTACTTTACGTTTCACTGATACAGACACGGGAGCTGATTCGTATCTCACAGCATCAAGTACTGCTGGAGCTTTATCCTTATGGGCTGATTCTGGAAGTGAAGCAAATACAACAAAAATATATTTTGGGTGTGATGGTAAAGAGGTTGGTCATTTTAGGGGAGATAGTAATCAAATAAGTAGTTTAAGATTATTTCCAGAAAAAAATGATTCTACTTCTGCTGGTATTTTCTTTGGTACTGCTGCTGATGGTTCTGGTCCTGGCATTGGTACGTGGAATGATGTTAGAGTTATGTCTATGGATGAAAATGAAGTAGTTCACTTATATCCAGGTTCTAATACTACAGGTGCACTTCAATTAAAATCAGCTAATGGTCATGTAGAAACTGCAGCTAACTTAACAGTTGGTAGTACATTATATGCTAGTACTATTGAGGATAAAGGTGCGGACATGACTATAATAAATGCGCATAATGATGCTGCAATTTGGCTTAAAACTTCAACTGGAAGCTCGACATATTTAAACTTTAAAGTTCATGGTGCTGGTCATACTGAAACCGCAGGTAATCATAAAATTGGAGGAGCTTTACAAAGAACCTACACTACAGTAACACACTCTAGTAATACGCATACTTGTAATTTAAGTGTAAATGATAATTTTATAATAAATGCTAACGCTGCTACCAATACTATAGCTATGACTATTGCAGATGCAAATATTGGTCAATCTGGTAATATAGTTATTGTAAATGCTTCTTCTGGTACTGTTGCTTTCGCTGCATTACCTAGTTATATGCTAACACCTGATTCAGCAACTGTAAACTTTGTAACAACAAATAGTGCTGTATCTTTATTTTCTTATCTAGTTATTAGTGATGATGATGCTGGCAATAGGAGAGTACTTGTTAATTATGTTGGTAACTTCGGATAAAATAAATAAGTATGAAATGGATACCATTTGCAAGAAAAGATTTCTGGTTAAAGAACACGACAGGATCGTTTTCAACATCAACGACTACAACTTGGAGTACATCTAAAAGTACTACAACAACATACAATACTTCTCATAGTACTACTACGACATATAATACTAGTCATAGTACTACAACTACATTTAATACTAATACGTCTAAAGTAACTACGACAACATTCAACACTAGTCAATCTACTAGTAAAAATACAACAACAACATACGCTACTAGTCACACAACTAATACCACTACTACGTGGAACACAACTAGAGACACAACAACAACTTGGGAGACTAGTAAAAACACTACTACCACGTATAATACTAGCCGTAGTACTGACACTACAACAACGTATAATACAAGTAAAAATACAACTACTGTGTACGCAACAAGTCATACAACGAGTACAACGTACAACACTAGTACCACTACTACAACTAGTTATACAACTTATTACAACACAAGTCAAACTACGACTACCACGTGGAGTACTAGTAAGAGTACGACTACTACATATGCCACTAGTCATACAACTAATACAACTACAACCTGGGCAACAAGTAGAGATACAACAACAACGTATGCTACTAGTAAAACAACTACTGAAACGTATAATACTATGCATGATACAACTACTACGTATACCACATATTGGAATACTAGTAGAAATACTACTACGACATATAATACAACTACAACGTATAATACATATCACAGTACAAGTCATAGCACAACAACAACTTTTAATACTAGTTCAAATACAACGACTACGTATACAACTTATTATGTTTCTTCATGGAATACAACACGTAGCACGTCTCACAGTACAACTACAACATACAACACGACATATGCTACCAGTCACAGTACTACAACAAGTTATAATACAACTTATAACACGTATCATAGTACTTCTCATTCAACGACGACAACATATAATACAACGTATAACACTAGTAAATCAACAACTACAAGTTATACCACATCATTTAATACAACAACAACGTATAATACTAGTCGTACAACAATGACTTCTTATGCAACTAGTCATACAACAAGTACAACATATTATACAAGTAAAAATACTACTACAACTTATAATACTAATAGAACAACTACTACAACTTGGTCAACAAGTCATCAAACTGATACGTTTACCACAAGAAACACTGGTACAACAATAACAATGTGGAACACTGGTAACTACACAAGTAGAACAACATTTACCGCTGGTGGTGGAGGCGGTGGCGGTGACTGCTTTAGAGGTTGTATGTAAATTAAATAATTATGGCACATAGATTTAGAGATTCATACTTAAACGCAACATTAACATTTGCAGATGATAAAATTACCTGGTTTTGCCCAGAGATGAATGACGTGCGAGAAGTTATGATGTCTTGGGAACAACCTATTATGAATAAAATGGCTGAGGTTGCTGTATCTTCTGGCGATCATGTTTTAGAGTGTGGTTTTGGTATGGGTATATTATCTACAGCTGTTCAAGCTAGAAACCCAGCATCTCACACTATAGTTGAATGTCATCCTCAAGTACTAGTTAAATTAAATGAGTGGGCGGCTGATAAACCAAATGTAACTGTAGTAAATGGTAAATGGTTTGATTTATTAAGTGAACCAGAAAAATACGATGCAATATTAATGGACACTTATGTTGATGATGATTTACATCCTAAGTTTGCCGGTTTTTGTCAAAAGAAAGCTAAAGATAATTGTAAGGTTAGCTGGTGGAATTTTAGTGGTGGAACAACAGATGAGTTTATGAAGTTTTATTGGGATAATGTAACGTTTACAGAAGTTACAGGTTTAACAGTACCTGAAAATACTTATTATAATAGAACAAATTACTTTGTGCCATTAAAAGTTTTAAATCAAAAAGCAAAAACATATGGTATAGTTGATTCATCAAACGTACACACATCTACTAGTGAAACAAGAAATATTTATAAGTTCGATGCTGATCAAGATGTATTAACGTGTGCAGATCCATCTAATCCTAGTCTAGTGGTTAAAAAAGGTATGTTATCATATGGTGTTAAGTGTAAAGGTATTTATAATATAAACAACGGTTTATTAGTTGTTACTGGAAATCATCCAATGATAGTTAAAAGAGAAGGATCTTGGATTGAAAAAAATATGAATGAATTAGTTATTGGTGATAAGCTATATAAAGTAGATAATACTGAGGTTGAAATTACAAATTTAAACTTTGATAGCTCTGAAACAATATATACTGTTGTGAGATTAAATTCTGATGACAATTATTTTGTAAATGATATATTAATTAAAAACGGAGGAAAAGATGCCTAATACTACTACAACATGGTTTACCGCTTGGGCAACAAGTAGAGAAACATATCATGCTACATCGTACGATTCGTATTATCAAACGTATTTTAATACTAGTAAAAACACCACTACAACATATAATACATCACACACGACAACTACGTCATGGAATACTAGTCATAATACAACTACTACGTATAATACTAGTCACAATACTACTACTACTTACAATACTAGTCATTCTACTGGTACATCTCGTAATACGTCGCATAGTACAACTACGGTATATAATACATCTCATTCTACATCTCATAGTACTACCACAACGTATAATACTACTTACGCGACTAGTCGTGGTACTTCTCATAGTACTACTACAACGTATAATACATACCATAGTACATCTCATAGTACAACTACAACGTATAATACAACTTGGTCAACTAGTTCCAATACGTATAAAAGTACAAGTCATACAACAACTACAACCTGGAGTACGAGTAAGAGTACAACAACCACGTATAATACAACGTATGCTACAAGCCATAGTACAGCCACTAGTCATACTACTTCAACAACCTGGCAAACGAGTCAGAGTACGTCTCATACAACTGAGACTACGTACTATACGTCTCATAACACAACAACCACGTATAATACGTCACATACGACAACCACAACGTTTAACACTAGTCAGAGTACTACTACAACAACTACGTATAATACGCAAAGAAGTACAACTACAACGTTTAACACTAGTTCAACAACAACTACAACGTGGCAAACAAGTCATGGTACATCTCATAGCACAACAACAACATATGCTACGTCAAGAGATACAACGACTACTTATAATACAAGTAAAAGTACAACAACTACTTACAACACTAGTCACACAACTAGCACGACTACTACGTATAATACTACAAAAACCACAACCACGACGTTTAATACATCGCAGTCAACAACTACAACATTTAACACGTCACAGTCAACCACTACTACCACTACGTATAACACAAGTAAAACAACGAATACAACTTTTACTACAACTTGGTCAACTAGTACTAACACAACAACTGTTTACGCTACAGCTACAACAAGAAGTACTACTACAACCTATAATACTAGTAAGAGCACAACTACGACTTATAATACGTACCATAGTACAACTACAACATTTAATACTAGTCAAAGCACAACTACATCTTGGAATACAACCACCACGACAATGACGTCTAGATATAATACAACAAGAAAAGATATGTCTACTATGGTTGATTATTTAAATAGAGGTGCGTTATCAACTTTTAATTCATCAACACAACAAAACTTCTTATCTGTTTGTAGTGCTACAATTAATCAAACATATTATCACAATGGTAGTGGAATACTTCCAGTCGGTGGAGATGTTGTTAAAGACGGTAGTGGTAATTGGCTAGCTGCTGGATATTATAGAGTTGGTGATGGTAGTAAATATATTAGAATTATGAGTAGTGTTGGTGTTGTTCAAGGGTTAAACGATTGCGCTTAGAAATAAGTGATATTGTGTAACTATATATAATAACGAATTAAATTTAATAATATGGAAATGTTTAATAAAAAGGTTTTAGACGGAAGAATAGGACCATTAAAGAAAAATACAAACTTAGATGACTTAGAACAAGTTGAGGGTTATGTAATTAGAAAAGCAAGTGAAGCTGGTTTAGAGACTAGTTATGATGTTATGGCAGAAGAAATGCCTTATTTTAAAACCATGGGTTATACGTCATATGGAACTAGTTTTATAATGCAACCCTTGAATCTTAAGTTTAGAACTGAGCAGATAGACGATGCTTATGATGATAAAGATATTGATGTTTTAGATTGGGCTGGATATTTAAATAAAAATATTCAAGAAAAACAAGCTAATAAATATCAAAATAGAAGAAAGGTAGATACAAAAAAATATCCTTATAAAGATTATTTAGTTGTTTTACCTGGATCTAATAAATTAAAAGAAATAGTGTGTTTAAATAAAATGATAGCAATATCAAAAAAATATAAACACAACATATGGTTTAAACCACATCCTATCACTAAACATCAGTTTATTGGTGAGCTACAAGATTTATTTGGTGAAGAAGCTATATTACATAGAGATATGGATTTATATCATTTTTTAGTTAAAGCTAAGAAAGTATACACAACACATGTGAGTGAAAGTGCTTTATATGCGACTATACTTGGTAAAGATATAGAACCAATAGATGTTTGGCAGTTAACACATAAAGGATCTTTTCATCATATCAACGCTAGATTATACGATAATAAAAACATTGAATGGGTTAATAAAACGTTTTCTAGCCCTAAATCAGGTGTTATTAATCCAAACGTTGATAAAAATTGGAAAGAAAAAGTAGATAAATACTTTGAGTATATTTTAAACAAAAGATATTACTACAAAGATTGGTTTATAGACAATAGAAAACCAAAATCTAAAAAATAGTAAAAAGCGTGACAATTGCGTAATAATATAAGAGTAAGAAGTTTAATTAAAATTTAATAAAATGGCAAAAAAGACAAAAGATTTAAAAATCACAAAAGACGAACTAAAGTCTATACAAGTTGTAGTAACTGAAATTAATCAGTTGCAGATGCAAATAGGTGGCTTAGAAGTACAAAAAGACATAGCTTTGAGCAGATTAAAAGAAGGTCAAGGGATGTTAAGAAAACTACAAGCTGGGCTTGAAGATAAGTATGGAAAAGTCTCTGTTAATTTAGATACAGGAATTTTAAAACCAGTTGAAGATGAGCAAGCACTTAATAAGAAAAATTAGTATAGGCAAGGATTATAAAAACGAAGCTATGCATTATTCTGTAGGCCAAGAGGTTTATGGAGGACATATGATAGATTGTATTGTCGAAGAAGATGAAAAATATAGTATATTCATTATAAAGAATAACGAAATTTTACCTTGGAAAGACTTTAACAAAAACATGGCAATAGCAGTTGAATATAATTTAGAATATTAGTGAAATCACTACATGATTTCGTTGTTGAACCTTTTGGTGGTAGGTATACTAACCAAAAAAAGGTAGGTGATAAGACTTTAATATTGAATAGTGAAATAACTCACCATCAATATGTTAACAGAATAGGTGTTGTTAAATCACTACCACTAATTGGTAAAACAAATATAAAAGTAGGGGATCAAGTTGTTGTTCACCATAATATATTTAGAAGATGGTATAATATAAGGGGTGAAGAAAAAAACAGCAAAGGTTATATAGATGACAATAGCTATCTATGTACATATGATCAAATATTTGCTTACAAAAGAAAAGACAAATGGAAAGCTGTTGAAGGCTACTCATTTGTAAAACCAATTGAATCTAATGATATATTTAGTTTAGATAAAGAACAACCTTTAATAGGTGTTTTAGTATATTTAGACGACACCAATAATGAATTAAAAAAAGGTGATCTAGTAGGTTTTACACCCTCTAGTGAATACGAGTTTATAATTAATGGTGAAAGATTATATAGAGTTAGATCTAAAAATTTAACTATTAAGTATGAATATCAAGGAGAGGAAAAAGAATATAATCCAAGCTGGCTATAAAGCTGTTGAAGAATTAGTAAAAGTTGCTAAAGAACCAATAGTAGATAGTGGAGATGATATAACAGCTGATAGATTAAAAAACGCTGCAGCTACAAAAAAGTTAGCTATATTTGATGCGTTTGAAATACTTACCAGAATACAAGACGAGGAAAATATATTAGAAAATAAACCAAAAGAAGAAGAGAAAACTAAAACTTTTTCTGGGTTTGCTGAAAGAAGATCCAAATAATGTATAGTCAAGATTTATATCAAATAATAGAACCTGTTAAAATAAACACTTTAAAAAGATTAAATAAATCAAAAAAGTGGCAATATGGATATAATAAGGAGCATGATCTAGTTGTTATATCTAAAACAGGTGAGATAGGTGATATATATGAAATACAAAATCTTAAAATAGCTTTACCTAAAGCTCCTAAGAATATACATAGATTTAAAAGTGATAAGTTTGAGGTTGTTGAACAACCAAAAGCTTTACAAAGAATTAAAACTATATTTGATTGGAAAGAATATCCAAATGATTTTAAAAATCAATATATAGATTACATAGAGGAAGAGTTTAAAAGAAGAGATGAGGGCTTTTGGTATTACAATAAAGGTACACCAACATATATAACAGGAACACATTACATGTATTTACAATGGAGTAAAATAGATGTAGGACATCCAGATTTTAGAGAAGCAAATAGATTATTCTATATGTTTTGGGAGGCTTGTAAAGCAGATAAAAGATGTTACGGTATGTGTTACTTAAAAAATAGACGATCTGGTTTTTCTTTTATGGCTTCTGGTGAACTTGTAAATATGGCTACATTAGCTAGTGATTCAAGATTTGGTATATTATCTAAAACAGGTCCTGATGCTAAAAAAATGTTTACTGACAAAGTTGTGCCAATATCAGTTAATTATCCTTTCTTTTTTAAACCGATTCAAGATGGTATGGATCGACCTAAAACAGAATTAGCATATAGAGTACCAGCTTCTAAATTAACTAGAAGAAATATACAAGCAAGTGATAGACCAGAGGAGTTACAAGGATTAGATACTACTATTGATTGGAAAAATACTGGAGATAACAGTTATGATGGTGAGAAATTAAAAATACTAGCTCATGATGAAAGTGGTAAATGGGAAAGACCTGATAATATATTAAACAACTGGCGAGTAACTAAAACCTGTCTTAGGCTTGGTAGTAGAATTATAGGTAAATGCATGATGGGTTCAACGTGTAACGCGTTAGATAAAGGTGGTGGTAATTTTAAGAAATTATATAATGATTCAGATGTTACAAAAAGAAACCGCAATGGACGATGGCCTGCTTAGTGGTGG